TCTTTTAATATGTTTTTTAATTTAATCATTATCTACCTTTCATTACCAAGTTTGCTAACTTAACTGCTTTAGAGACTGATAACTTTTCAATTTTCTTTCTCAACTCAGGATGTTTTTTGTATGCATCATATGTTTGAACAATATATTGAGCTGTAAATAAATCCATACCTTTTTCGTGTTGTTTATTTTTAACAACTTTTTTTGCTAAATCTATACCACTAATTTCATTTACTGATTCGGCAGGATTCATAATATAATCACGAGACTTACTAACATAATCTTTTGCTAAAGTAATCTTATCAGTCCACCAACTTGGTAAAGAATCTTCATTGGACATTGAACGTAGTTTTTTAATAGTATCTACTGAGTCTTGTATTATTAACTTGAGTTTTCTCTCTATTGAGGCTACGTCTGTATGTCCGTCTTCATTCATATTTTCACTTCTTACCTTGTTAGGTAGACCTTTATGTTTTGTTTTAGCAAAATCTTTAGCTGATTTCTTTTTCATTGTCTTTGCAACTTTCTTTGCTGCTCCTGATACATCTGAAGGTTTTATAGTACCTTTTTGAAGACCGTGAACAATACCCATAAATTTTTGTTGAGCTTTAGAAGTTGCAGGCATTATTTCATTTTCTTTCTAAGTTTAATCATCTCTCTCATAAACTTAGTAACATTATCTTTATAAACTTTTTTGATGTCTTTAGCTATCTTCACGTTTTCTGGTCTTGCATCTCTAAGAAAAATCTGTTCTAATTTTAACATTCTCTCACGAAGTTTAGCTTCTGCCTTTATAATTCTTTGTACTTCTCGGTCAGCAGGTCTCTGTTCATCTGGACCTTCAGTTACAGTGCAACAAACATCTCCACAATCACAATCTTTTTTATTCATCACATCAGTTAAAGTAGGTAATGGTTCACCAAACTTTCTGTCCCATACACTCTCACTAACTAAATGTTTTAGTTTAATCATTTTTTTTCCTATTTTATAGTGACTGATGCAAGTACTACTTTACCTTTTTTCTTTTTACCTTCTATCACATCTTTCAAATCACTACCACTAAATTTTAACTTTGCTGTAATTTTTCTACCTTTAACACTAATATAATCTTTACCAATCATTTCAAATGAAATATTAGTTTCTTGTTCTATTGCCTCACCTAATATGTAATCTTTCCACTTAGTGGCAAAACTTTTTATCATTGTTAACCTCTCATTATATCATTAATGATAGATTCAACTTTACAATACTCACCACAAGTTCTACCAGCTGGTAAATCTTTATCGACTGATTCATTCATTGGATGCATAAATGCTCCGTGTGTAGATGGATTTGATACAAAATCAAATGCTATAAGTTCAAAGTCAGGTTGTACTTGAGTAACCTGGTCACCAGTATCTTCTGTTACAGTTTCAACTGACCCCATACCTCTTGAAGAAATACCTAATTTTATACCTGCTTTAAATAATTCTTTTAATATATTTCCTGCTGGTGTGCCTAACACTTCAACAGTACCTAATAAATTATTACCTTCCCAGTTCATCTCTTTAATATTATGGGATACATTTTGTAAATTAACTACTGAACTCTCTGGATGGTCGAGTTCTCCCATAGCTCTTCTTTGTGATATAAATTCTTTTGTGTACTTTTTAGCTTCACGTTGTAAAATCTCACGAGGGTAAACTCTACCATTTTGATTTTTAGCTTCTGCACGTTGAAGTACACCACGAACAATTAACTTCCCATCGTTTTCTTTAATGGATTCGTTAATCTGTTCTGGTTTTATTTCAAATGGTAAGTAATCTACTATTAAGTTCTTCACATTTAACTCCGTGTTTTAATTATTTCATTTTTCAAATCTTGTAGTTTTTTTATCCACTTATCTATAAAATAAATAGTTTCTACTTTATTCGGTTCTTCACCTTTAACTTTAGTTTCTTCAATGAGCCAACGTTTCTTTAAATTAGATAGACTTAACAATCTGCCTAAAAAGGTAAGCCCATCTTTATCCCAAGATGGTTTCATAATAAGATTAGTAAAGTTGACCGACTTTATTCGCTAGTTTTACTAACCTTTCACTAATTTTTTTCATAGCACTGTGAGTTCGTTTCCAATAGGATGTAGAATCAACTCCTATTTCATTTTTTAATCTCACATTCATTTTAACAAGTTTATCTAACTCGTTTAATTTATCTCGAACCTCTCTCATTGAGTGTCCAATTTTTTGTTTTGGTGATAAAGATTCATCATTTCTGTAATCGTGGTATCTACCTTCATTTACATTCTCAAGTTTCTTATCAACTTGTTTTGCTTGAGAAACACCAACTCTGTTAACACTTATTACACCTTTACGACCTTTTTTTAAAGCTTTGGCCACTTTCATCATAGCTTCACCTTGACCACTAGCATCAACTATAACACTACCCATTTCAGTTTTTACGTGAAATTTAGCCTCAGATACTTTAGAGTAACCTCCTGCTTTCACAATATCATCTTTTTTCTTTTTATCTTTTTTACGTTTACCTGTAAAAGCGTATGGTGTTTTTGGTGGACCTTCACCGCCGTCAAGTGCCCCTGTCATAGAGGCTTCATCTAATTCTTGTTTAATTAATTCTTTGATATATTTTTTTAAAGTTTCAAGTTTAACTTTTGTGGACATTTTTTATCTCCTTAACTAATTCATAATATCTCATTAGTGTTAGAACTTGTTTTTCTTTAACTACTTTTCCAGTGGTTAAATTATCAATCTGATTAACTGCTTCTGTTAATTTAATTTTTGTAATTTTATCATTAACTTGTGGTAATTCTTTAGTTAACTGTTTTTTTATCTTAGATGATTCTGTATTAACGAATTCTTTTAAAGAATTTGTATTACTTACGTTATTGATATAATTTTTTAACAAATTTCGTTGTGATTCATTTAATGTTTTATACTTTGTGTTAAATTTATCAACAAGTATTTGATAAGCAAGCAATCTTAAATCTTTATCTTTTTTATTATACTCTTTTAACACGTGTGCTTTAGCTTCTTTAGAACTAATTTTTTTACTTGTGATATGTTCTAAGATAGTGAACTTAGCATTAACAGTTTGTTCTGGATTAAATGTTTCATCTATAGTCTCTGCTTGAAATGTATTATAAATTGAAGCTAATAATTTATAATTTGAGATACGACCGTTGAAAAAATCATCAGAATTGTAATTTTCTTTAATTTCTTTGATTAAATTGTATTTTTCATTACGAAGTTTAGAATTACTTAGTTTTTGTCTTGATTTTAATACAATTGACATTAAATCTTGTGCTCTATTTTCAGATTCATAGTGTTTTTCTGATAGAAGTTTGTATAATTGGAGTTCTTTACCCAATTCTGTATCTTCGTTAAAATATTTTTTCACAATTTTAACTGATTTTGTGCTTTTACCTGCTAAAACGTCAGCAGTTATCTGTCTTGTCAACAATTCAAACAAAATACTTGTGTTTTTTATTTTTGAATGTTTTAATTTTCGAACCATTACGAAATACTCCAATACTTAAATATATTTACTCATAAATAAATATAAAGTTAACTAATAATTATTCATTTCAAGCATCTTTAGTTAAAGAACTTACCTCATTCTTATATTCTTTTTCAACTTCAGATGTTTCACTTATTATTTTTACTTCTTTTTTGTTAATTTCCATTGATTTTTTTATTTTATCAAAATGTGCTAGTGCTAATGGTTTACCATATTTAGGTGAACCACTACCACCTTTTTTCATATCGTGAGCTCCAAGTGGGTCTCTACCTCTTGCACTTCCATCTTTACCGTGATGTGGGATTTCTTTAGGTCTACCTGCTCCTTCAAATCCACCTTCTGGAGAACCACCTTTATCATCTAATTCGTGACCTGTTCTACCCATAGCCATATCTGAAGGTGTTCCTTGTGATTCACCAGATTTAGCTGGGTCATTACCTTCGTTTTCTATTTGTGAACGTCTAAACTTTTGTTTGTAATCAAAAACAATTTTATCATCTTCTTGTTTTATTTGTTCATCAGTAAACTCAAATATGTTTTTATATATCCATTCTGAAGATACTAAACCATCACCTAACATATCTCTTGCTAGAGTTGTTTTATTTCCCCATAACTCAATCTTTTCTTGTTCATATATTGTAGATGGGTTAGTTAAGTCTAATTCAAAATTAACTAAGTCAGCATCTTGATAACCTTGTGCAAATAAATGAACTATTCCAATTTTTGTTAATTCTGATATTGTGATTCTTTGTATTCTTTCAATCGTTCTTGCAAATCTTACATCTTCTGCTGCAAGTGTTGCTTTACTACCTACTTGTTCTTCATATCCTAAGAATGCTTTTGGTATTCTTAACGAAGCTAGTAATTTATTCTTTAGATATTCAATATCTTCTGTAGCCTCATATGTTAAACCTGGTAACGACTCTATACTTGTACCACTATCTCCACCTCGAACTGGCATAAAGAAATCTTCTGTAATGTTTTGCATATTGTATTTTAAATTATAATCACCTGTATTCTCATCAACAACAGGAGCCTTTTTCATTTTATTTACGATTTGTTGCATATAATTGTCAACTTCTGATGGTGGTATATTACCAATGTCAATCTTAAATACTCTTTTTTCAGGTGCTCTCATAATTCTATGAATTAACATAGCATCTTCCATAAGTGAAAGTTGTTTCCAAATCTTACGACCACCTTCAACTTGTGATTTACCATAAGGTAAATAATTAGAATCTGAAAGTAATCTAAAGTGAGCTACTTCATAGTTTTCTAACTCTTCTCTATGAGCAGATTTTTCAGTTGCTTTATATCTATGTTCATTAGTTGCTGATTCTATAACATACTTTACATACTCTGGATTCTCTGGGTCTAAACCTTCAATTCTTGAAACATCATATACAGACATAGGTATTACATTTGTGATACCATATTTTTCATTTATGTCTAATTTCAAAAAGAAATCTCCATACTTACACATATTACGAACCCAAGGCCATAAATTAAATTCGATATTGATAATATCATAATACAAGTTGTGTAGTATTTGTTTGATTTGGTCGTTATCAGTTTTTATAGTTAGTACATCACCGTATTCTGATTTCATAGTAGATTCATCTGCGTAAATATCAAGTGCTGATGATACGATTGGGTCGTTGTCCATATTTTCATAATCTTTAAATAGATTTAATCTCATTGTTTTTGTCAATAGTGAATCTGAATAACCACTAAGACCTGAGTTAGTGAATAATTTTTGATACCTATCAATAAGATTGTTATGTGCGACAGATTGTGTACGACTTGTATCAGAAACTTTTAGTTTTTTACCACCAACGTTTCTAACAACTACGTTTGTAGAAAATAATCTTCTTAATCTACCAAATAATGTTGTGTCGGCCATTTTTACCTCTTTAGTTAATTAACCATTCTAATGATTCTCGTTTTTTATTTACATCCATGACCCAAGAACTTTGTTCCGTGTCATTAGCTGTGTAAGCACCTTGATTAGAATTAATGCTACTTACAGCTTGTTTTTGTAATTCTATACCTTCCGCTCTTAATCTTAAAGCGGTATCTCTTATCCATAGTCCCATTGCATAAGACATTACTAAGTCGTCATTGTAGCCTCTCATAGCTTCTGCCCTACTCCCATTATATATAAATACAAACAACTCATCAATTAATCGCTGAGAATGTACTACAGATAATTTTTCTCTAAAAAATTCTTCTAATTTTGCTATAACAAGTGGTCTTGTTTTTTGTGTTAATGTAAATCCAGGTATCACTTGTTTTTCTAATCGATTAATTTTATTATTAATCTGTTTATGTGTATCTACATATTGTAAATCTTTACTCATATAAAATAAATTATCATACCCTCTGTCAATTACTTGTTGTATTGTAGCCCAACCAATATTGTTATTCTCAATAACGAGTAATGCGTTGTTATACTCGGTTGCGATATTGACTAACATATTACCATAATCTCTTGTAGATATTCTACCTTTATATTCAGCTACTTGTTCTACGTTTTCAATATCAATAACGTGAAACGCTGAATAATCTGTTGAATCACCTCTACTAACGTCAGCACACACTATATAATCTCGTGTATAATTAGGTGATTCCCAAACCCAAACATTTGAATCGATACCACGTTTTTCTATCGGTTCTTTAACTTGTGTAGTTCTATATTCTTCTAAAATAATACCATCAACTACACTTTGACCAGAGGTAATAAAATCACAGTCACATTCTTGAGCTGCTAATGAAGGACCTAACAATGCGTCTTGTTCATCTCTCCATTCTTGACCTCTATCAGGATGTACTGTCCAAAAAAGTTTCATAAAATTAAAATCATTCAATCCGTCTTCTGCATCCATCCAAGTTTTATGAAACCAATTACCAACACCATTTGGTGTAGATAACGCTATACATTGACCACCAGTTGATAACGTCTGAGACGCTGCTGCCCATATTGTATCAATCTTCTCAATAAACGCTGCCTCATCAAGTATTAATAATGACAATGCCTCTGAACGACCACTATCTTCACCACTTGATACAGCTTTTATTTGAGAACCATTTTTGTATCTCAAACTTAATTTGTTATCTTCAACACAAGGTTGCTTTAACCACTTTGGTAAGTTAGCATGCATCACACGAACTTTTGTTACTAAGTTCTTTGCTACTTCTTGTTTCGTTGCAATTACCAAGATGTTTTTATCTAAATGAAATGTCATCATCCATAAAGAGTACCCAGCAGTTAGTGTAGATATACCTAACTGTCTTGCCTTTAAAATTATATTGAATCTATGTTGTACAAAATCTTCAACTGTTTTTTCTTGAAAATCATATAATTGAAAAGGTATTTTACCTTTTATCGGATGTTGTATTAAACAATATTTTTTTAAAAAGTATATAGGGTCTGCTGCACATTTTACATACTCTTGTTTAATTACATCTTTAAGCTGTCCTTGTGAATTTCGGTTCATATTAATAAACTACGTGTACAATTCCACCACTACCACTTACTTGTTTTACACCAATTTCATATAATGTTTTTAATGTAAAAGCTGAAGCGTCTATAGAGTCTCCGTCTACAGGTGTAATAAACATTTCACCAGCAGCTGCCTCTTGTACTATAAATCCACTTGAACCAGCTAACGAACCGGTATAGAAGGTTGAGCCAGATGTTTGACTTTTAACTTTACTAAACTTTGCATCTTCTTTATGTGTTGACGCCTTACGACTTGATACATTAGTTCTTTTGTTAGCTCCTTCTACTTGACTACCATATTCATCAGTTGTTATTGTTGCCATTTTTATCTCCTAAATAATATTATCTATATATATAAATATTCTATATTAAAGAATCTTCTAATTTTTGTAGATGATTTAAAGCTTCATCTGCTTGTTCTTTTAATTTTTTAAAATCTACATTCCATTTTTCTTTATCAACTGAATACCCATCGGCAGCTACTTGATTATGAAATTCTGGTTGTTTTTGATTTTTAAATTCAATAAGTTTTTCTTTTTGGTCTTGAATCCAAGAAAGTTTATTTGACACTGCTTTTTGTGAAGCCCAATCGTCATACGTACCTTCTATTCTCATTTTATGTTCAATATTAACTTGACAATCAAAACAATGTCCATATAGAAACCACATTTTATCATCTAAACGTTTTTTCATTGTCTTTTTACATTCAGGACAAAACCAAGGCATTCTAGCTTCTTTCATAATATCAGATAGTTTATCTATCTTATCACCTTGATTTAAATCTTTTTTAGCTTCGTAACCAACCATTACTCTTTTATCTGGTGTTTCACCTCGTAAGATTGATTGCATAGCTTTATTTTCTCGTACACTATCTCTACTTCTCGCCATTATAACTCCTATATTCTTTGTTTATGGTGTATCTGTTGACCAAGTTGGTACATCAGTTGGGTCAACAAAAGCGGCTCCACCGTCAGCTCCTAATGTATCATTAGTTAATGTTCCGTGATTACCATTTCCTGATAAATCTTTAGTAGTAGGTCCACTACCTTCATTAAATCTCCAATATCCAACAAGACCACTTTTACCTGTATGAACATAGTTTGGTAAATTGTATATATTTGCAACCCAATCGGCATCTTTTTCTTCATCATAAATAGCTACTTCATCAAGACCACATGCCCATCCGTTATTATAATTAGTGTTTGTTCCTGAACCTCTTACTGCACGCATACCAAAAGATAAACCGCCATCCATTTCCGTACCTGTTTGACTCCAATTGATAATGCCTTTGTATGTCGGGTCTGATACTCCAGTACCCCATATTTGTTGACCATTCATATATATTTTACGAAATGCTCCAGATGATGTATCTGAGCGGTCTGCATATGTTACTGCAAAATGATACCATCTACCAACTACTAATATCCATTCATCATCAGTATCTTGAACTAAATGTGTAGCTTTATCCATTCCTGCTTCATCAAGCATTGTAGCCCAAGCTCTTTCAGATTGATTTGCTCCAACACCGAAATATCCTTTGTTCTTTCTACTAATACCAAATGTAAATCTTTCGTTATTGTGAGCTTTTCTTCCAATTGCAAACATATCAGCACCTAATTCATCTGGTCTAACCCAATAAGATATAGTAAATCCTAAATTAAGATTATAATCATCAGGATTAAAATCAGTTGATACCAAATCTCCTTTTCTGGTTGAAGTATTTGTATCACCAAAAAATGTTAATGAATAATTAGAAACTTTAGTAATTTTCTTTCCACCACCTCGTGTTCTCTTACTTACCATAGTATTAGTATCTTCAAATATTTTTTTAGCTATATCTTTATTTACTTCATACAAATATCTATTTTCAGGTATCTTCAACCAATTACCCCAATTTAATTCTTGATTACCTTGTTTTTTTCTTGCAACAGCTGTTAATATAGGAATTAACTTTGAATCTACGTTTTTATTAATAACTGATTTAACTTTATCTTCATATACTTTTTTTGTTGCTAAAGTAACTTTATTTTCTAACCATCTTGCTTTATTTAACTCTTCTAAAATAGTAGATTTTTCTTCTTCAACTTGAGAAACTTTGTTTTTTAATTTTAGTGTCTCATTTTTTAAATCTTCAATAATTTTATCTTTACTTTGTATTTTATTTTCTAATTTTTCAACAGGAGCAAATAGTTTTTCAGAAAATGGTATTGGATTTATATTTTCATTGAGAATATTTGATGTTTCTATCAAAGGTTTCTCAGATGATTTACCCATCTTACCTAAAGCTGTTTTTATTTCTTCCATAGTTGGCATACATCAATTCCTTAAAAGTTTAATAAACCTAATATTTGATTAACTGGTGCAAACGCTCCAGTAAACTTATATGTTTTTCCTTTGTACTTAAATACTATTCCCTCTGATGGTACGATAGCTTTTAGTCCACCAATTTTATTTAATTTATCTAACTGTAATTTTAACGTTTGTATTTTCTTTACATCACCACCACTTTTAACAGTTTTGATTGCGTTAATTACATCTTTTCTTATTTTTTGTACTGCCTTATCTGGTGAAGCAGCTAAGTAACCACTTATGTTTTTTAAAATTTCAGCACCAACGTCAAAGAACAATACTTCAAATGGTTTCATATTTTGTTTAACCCATTTTTGATGGTCATTTTTATCAAATGATAATACCCAATCTAAAAACTTTTCATTCTTAATATCTTTTTTTATCATTGGTATCTTGTATGACTTATTGAAGAACGCCCATCTTTTAGTTAAATTAACTAAAACTTTATTTGGTATCTTATAATTATACTGCTTTGAAGCATTAAAAATAAACTCTTCCCAAAATGATTGATGATACATAGCTAACTCATCATTGTCTTTTAACTTATATTGTTTTTGTAATTTATTTAATCTACTCAAATATGTTTTTTTCTTTTTACTAAAATCTTGTACTTTAGGTACTGTTAAAAATTGTGGTTTACCAATTGTATAATTTTTTTGTACATTCTGATTTACTTGTTTAATCATACCAGCTAACATACGAGCTGAATCTTTTGGTTGACCTATTGCAGTACCACTTTCATCATACTCTAATGTACCGTGAAATACTATTTGTGCTTTATCATAATCTATAACATTTGCAGATTTTGGATACATAACCTCTAAGTTCATCCAACGTTTACCATTACCAAATATTTTTTCTTTTTGTTTATCAGATAAAGAACCTATAGATTTATTTAAATCTTTCATTGCGAAAACAAAAGCATCTTTTATGTCACCTCTACCTGCAAACTTAGAAGCTACACCTTTGATGTCCATAGCTGATGAACCGAAGTTTTTTAATTGTCCTTTGTTTCTTGCTGTAACTAATTTATTATTTACCCACGAAATCATTAGATTTTGACCGTCAAGTTTTTCTGTAACCCCATCTTCTCTATTTAACTTTCCACCTAGCCCATTAATAATTATCTGTTTTAAATCTGAAAATGTAATATTTTTGTCATCAAATGGGTGATTCATATGACCGTATGCTCCACCTTCTATAATAAGTTGTATTTCTTTATTTAAATTAATTCTTTCTTTTAAATCTAACTTATCTATTTCAGTATTTCCTACATTATCATCTGGGTGTCCAATACCTGGTAAAACTGGTGTCTCTACTTCTACACCTGTATAATTTTTACCATCAGGTGTTATACCCATCCATTTAATTACTTCATATCCTAATTTACGTAAAACAGTATTTTCTATATAGTCTTTATATGAATTTATTGGACTCGTAACACCAAATCTCGTACCATACTTACCAGATTGTTTTCTACCATACGCAACTGCAGGTACAACATTATAATTTAATGTATAGTCAAAGTCAGGGTTTACAGCGTGTTTTCCTAAAATATACTGTAGTACTTCCCAACCAGTACCAGCATACATATCATCTATCCATAATTTAGCGAATTTTTTATAATCACTAAATCCTTTATAAAATGTTGGTGGTCCGTCATCAGTTGGTGTTAGTAACGTAGTGCTTTCTGTTACAAGTTTTTTTATATCATTATTGATTAAAAATTCGTCTATTGATTCAAATAACTTTTTAAACTTATTATTCATCATAGTGTAGATACCTTTATCAAAGTATCCAAATGCTTTTTTAAATAACTTTTCTCTATTTTTTTCATAATCAGGTGAACCAAGTAATTGTCTCATTACTGTACCACTAACTTCTTTACCACCTACTTTAACTGAAACGTGTGGTGCTGTAAGAACGTATCCGTTATCTTCATAACCATTCATACTGTTTTTGTTCTTTTTATAATCTTGAAAGTATTTTCCACCTTTTAATCTACCAGCGTCTTTAGCTCCAAATATATAAACAACTGCTGTAGTATCTTTATCATATTTCTTTAATACGTTTTTAGCTACATAAGGTGATTTTTCTTGTATGATACGATTTTTAGGTATACCCATCTTTGTCATATGACGAACTTTTTCTGCAAAGTTCATTGGGTGTCGTGGTGGTTGTTTTATATTAGATGTAGTGATGTAAGCGTCATCTACTCTTTTCTTTAACCACTCGTAAGTTTTTTTGTGATGAGGACCAAATGGTTGAAATCTTCCACCATAGATACCTACAACTTTTTTAATTTCTTTTTGTTCATTAACTTTTTTATAACCACTACCATAAGGAACTGAAGTGTTACCTTTCTTCTTCATCTTCTCAACACCTTTACGACTTGGTGATGGTATAGTCAATTCATTTTTTTTCTTAGTTTTCTTTTTCATTTTGTTGATGAATGCTCTATACACTGCCGCTTGAGAAGCTTTACCCATTTCTTTTGCTCGTTGTTCCATAGCAACTGCTGCTTGTATTTTGTGAGCATGAGACTTACCACTATTTTTAATTTTACTTACAGATGCTTGAGCGTCTTTTACTGTTGCGAACTTTAGTCCTTTTATTGTTCCTTTTGGATTTTCATCTGTATATAAATCTGAATGAGATTTTGAACCTCTATGTTGTCCTTTTTTTCTTGGTACTCTTGGTGCTTCTATTACAGGTTCATAACCTTTTTTCTTTTTATTTGGTTTCTCATCTTGATTACCACCTATTTCTTTATCATCATCATCAAAGTCATACGTATCTGGTTCTGATAG